CATTACGGTATTCCCAAAAAAGATAATCTCCGCGATTGTTTTACAGCGGAACAGCTCAGAGATATAGAAAGCATGGAAATGCTCGTGTCGTCTTTGATTAATTGCGGCTGGGGTTACGACCGGATAAAAAGCTTCATAGAAGTAACAAATGTTAAGAAAATAGCTTGTTAAGCGTTTCGGCAATAGCCGGAGCGTTATTTTTATATATCACTAAAAAAGAAAGAGGTAGAATTATGAAAAGAAAATCAAAGAAAATACTTGCAGCCGTAATGGGGCTGACGTTGATGTCGGCATTGTCTGTCGGATGTCAAAGACAGTCTGAAAGAGTATCGTACAATATTTCAAAGCAAGCTGATAACTTTAACACAATTAGGCAAATAACCGTTATTAACTGCATTCAGGGCGACGTACTTTTTCAGATGACAGGAAGAATGTCCTTAAATGTGGATACCGCAGAAAATCAGCTTGAAATCATTGTTGAAGATGAAAACGGCGCATATAAAAAGCATTTTATAGGGCTATCAGATAACGTTACTTATACGGTCGAAGATGTTACGGATAATTACGTTGATAATTACCACTATACGCTTAACTTCAATCCGAATATGTGGATTCCGGTAAACTTTGAAACTATTGATTAAGCGCTTTTATGAGCGCTCTTTTCATGCCCTGAGCACGGCATAAAACTGCTTAAATATTTTTTGGAGGTAATGTTATGGAATTTTTAAAAAAGCTTTTAGGCGACGATCTGTATTCGCAGCTTGAAACTAAAATTAACGAGTATAACAGTACTAAAACAGATAAGGAAAAGCAAATAAAACTGGCGGATATAGGCAGCGGTAATTACGTGGAAAAAAATGAATATGAAGCCCTTAACGGTCAGCTTAACGGTAAACAGACTGAACTTGAAACCGCAAACGCTCTTATAGAAGACCTTAAAAAAGGTAATAAGAGTAACGATGACTTACAGAGTAAAATCAGCGAATACGAAGAGCAGGTAGTGGACCTGCGGACGCAGCTTGAAGAAACCAAGCTTAAATCAGCCGTCAAGGTCGCTCTTATGTCTGAAAACGCGGTTGACGTTGATTATCTTACGTTTAAGCTGAACGAAAGCGGCGAAGCTATTGAGCTTGACGAAAACGGGAATATAAAGGGTTGGCAGGATAAAATTTCAAATCTGAAAACTAAGTTTCCGAAAATGTTTGAATCCGGCGATAGCGGAGGGTACAAGATTCTGGGGGATAACAGACTTCCGAACGGAGGCGGAGAAACAGTACTTACCAGAAACGACATACTGAAGAAGCCGTATGCAGAAAGAGCGGCTCTATATTCTGAAAATCCGGACGCATACAACGAAGCTATGAGTAAATAAGAAAGGTAAAGGTGAATCATAATGGCAGCAACAAAATTAGGAGATATTATTAATCCTCAGGTAATGGGGGATATGATTGAGGCGAAAATAACCGCGCTTTGTAAGCTTACTCCTTATGCGAGGGTTGATACTACGCTGCAAGGAACTGCGGGAGATACTAAAACCGTTCCGTCGTGGAATTATGTGGGAGACGCGGAAAACTTCGATCCGGAATTAGGCGAGGAAATGCAGACCTCTAAACTGACCGCTTCAAGCACAACGTTTACAATTAAATGCGCCGGAAAGTCTATTTCAATATATCAGACTGCGATTAACAGCGGTCTTGGCAATCCAATAGGCCAGGCTGAAACTCAGTTGTCTAAATCAATAGTCGGTAAGGTCGATAACGACGTTCTTGACGCGGCGTATACCGGCACTAATATATACGCGGCGTCAACGCTTGCGGCGGTATCCTATGACGGTATAGTGGACGCCAATGCAAAATTCGAGGACGAAGAGGATGGAATAGAAAAGGTAATGTTTATAAATCCCGCGCAGGAAGCTACTCTTCTTAAAGATGACGATTTCCTTTCTGCCGATAAATTTACCGGAGGCGTTGCCGTTAACGGAGCGATAGGCAAGATTGCGGGCTGCTGGATTAAGAAGTCTAAAAAGGTTAAACTTATACAGTTTGAAAAAGCTTCCGACGGAACGATAACCATTATAGCAGAAGACGGTACGGAATCTTCGACGGCTAAAAAGCTTTCGTCTGTTCAGCCGTATTGCTCTTCCGTACTTTCAGTAGGAGATAAGGTAAATACGGTTGCGGCGGCTTCGCAGTATTATCTTTGCCCTATTATTAAGCTTCAGCCTGATGACGCTGAAACAGAATATACCGAAGAGGAACTTCCGGCGCTTACTATTTTCTTGAAAAAGGATACTCAGGTAGATCATGAATGGTTCCCGAAAAAGCAGCGTCACGATATTACTGCCGCTAAATATTACGGAGTTGCGCTCACAAACGATTCGAAGATAGTTCTTGCTAAGTTTAAAAAGTAAAGGAGAGTAGTCTGATGATCATTTCTGCTGAAGAAGTCCGCAATTATGTCGATTCAGACGAACCCGCTTCCATGCTCGAGGCTAAGCTTCGAGCTTTGGAATCGTTAATAAGAAGATTTACAAACAACAATTTTCAGGTAAGAGCAATTAGATCGCGGTCGGCAATAATGGACGGGAAAATACTAAAACCTCCGCCGTATTTAAAACAGGGCGATACTGTGCAGATTTCTGAAAGCCTGCTTAATAACGGGGTATATGCGGTTACGGAACTGGACGAGGACGGAATGACAGTTGACGGAGAACTTAAGAGCTGCGTTAAAAATCTTATAACAAAAGTGGAATACCCCGAAGATATAGTTATGGGCGTAATCAATATGCTTAAATGGGATTTAAATAATCGGGATAAGGTAGGAGTGCAGTCTGAAACTCTCAGCCGTCACTCTGTTACGTATTTCAATATGGATCGTGACAATTCATTAATCGGATATCCGAAAAGCCTTACAGATTTTTTGATTCCTTACATGAAAGCGAGGTTTTAGGGTGAAAAGTATTGGAGGAAACATTACAGCCGAACTACAGCTATATACGTCCGCAAGTAATGCAATCGGTGAGGCTGTAAAAACGTGGGGAACAGTTCGGTCACTAAATGGGTGGCTGGACCTTTCCGACGGTAATGCAAAATACAATGTTTACAATACGAAGATACAAGAGTCAACCCACGTTTTTATATCCGATTACACTGCTATCGGCAGTCATATCAGCGCGGAGAACTGCCGTTTATTGATAAATAGCAAGGTGTATGACGTTGTGTTTATTGATAACCCTATGGAATTAAACCGGCAGTTAGAATTTTATCTGAAATATACGGGAGGTCAGTAAATGAGCGTGGAATTTACCGATAACGCCGTTAAGGTTAAAGCGGCGATGAACGACGCGCTCAACAGGTGGTTATATGAATCGGCGGCTGAGCTTGAATCTCAGGTTAAACAAAATACCGCGGTTGACACGGGGCAGTTAAAGGGGTCGTGGGATTTTTCAGTCGATGAATCAAGGGGGGAGGCTGTTATAGGAAGTCCTCTTGAGAATTCTATTTGGGAAGAATTCGGTACCGGCGAATACGCAATGAACGGAGACGGCAGAAAAGGCGGGTGGTATTATGTTGATTCGAAAGGAAAGGGGCATTTTACAAAAGGTAAGAAACCAAGACGCGCGCTTCATAAGGCGTTTCACGCAAAAAAAGCGTTAATAATCCGAAAAGCCGAAGAGATATTAAAATCAGAGGTGGGAAAATGACAATAAACGGATTGAAATATATAGCCGCACAGCTTGATTCAGCTAAAATACCTTATTGCTTTGAGGAATGGTCTAAGGAACTGCAATACCCTTATTTTGTAGGCGAATATACTGAAACCGAGCCGCTTAATGAAGACGGCGAGTGCGAAAGCGTATTTATTCTGACCGGCACAACAAGAGACGCCTGGTTAAGTCTTGAGGTCGAGAAAGAAAAAATAAGAAATCTTTTCCCGGAGGTCGGCGTAACGGCAATACTCGAAAATAAAGCGGGTATTGCCGTTTGCTATTGTTCTTCCATGCCGATTCCCACCGGGGTTGACGAACTTAAACGAATACAGATAAATCTTAAAGTAAAAGAATGGAGAGTAAAGTAATATGGCAAAAGAATTTTTATCGTCAGGTATAACAGAAAAAACACCCGGCAATACATTATTCGGGGCTGGAACAATTCACAAAGGGCTTGCTTACGGCACATATTATGTGCGTACGCAAGATACGGAAAAGCAGTCGGGCAAAACGTATTATGAACAAAAGGGCGGAAGTCAGGGGAGCGTTTCATATGAAGAAACTACAGATGAATCGCTTATTCCCGGTAAGCCTTATTATGAAAAGTATACCGGCTGGAACGGGATTCAAACAATTATAGGCGCGACCAGCGGAGGAACTAAGCTTACAATAAAACCGGAATTCAGCGACATTGAGGTTGACGGGGCGACAGTAAAGGTTAAGGGGCTGGCCGTAAAGACGGGAGAAACGGCGACTATTGAAACAAATATAATAGAGGCAACCCCTGATATTTTAAAGTCAATGGTTGTCGGAAAAATAAATACGTCTAATGAAATTCTCTCGTACACAGAAATCATATCTAACTCTAAAATAAGCGAGGGAGATTATATCAAAAATTTGGGTTATGTGGGACGGACGCTTGATGGAAGGGCGGTAATAGTTATTTTTGAAAACGCTCTTTGCACAAGCGGACTGGAAACAGAGGGCAAAAACAAAGAAAGCAGCGTTCTAAAGGCTACGTTTGAATGCTATGCAAATCTTTCGGAAGATCCGACGGCTCTTCCTTACCATATATATTATCCCGGCGGATCTATATAATAAATCGTAAGTTAAAATAAGAAAGAGGTAATAAAATGTCAGAAAAAAATTTTGAATTAAGAAAACTACGAACAAAAGACCTTTTTCCGATGATGAAGATTCTATCTAAAATCGGTATCGGAGAATTTAAAAAATGCTTTGAACTCGACGACATTAAAAACGTGGTAGGCAGAGAAGCGGATTTAGGGGCGATCGGTATCGGCGTTCTACTCGACGCGGCCGATGTACTTCTGAAAAATATAGGCTCATGCGAAAAAGAAATATATAGCTTTCTTGCAGACTTAAGCGGCTTGAGCGTTAAAGATATTCAGGAGCTTGATATGGCCGTATTTGCAGAAATGATTGTCGAGCTAATTATGAGAGACGAATTCAAAGATTTTTTTTCGGTTGTATCGAAATTGATAACCAAGGCGAAATAAAATTAATTGATTCGATGTTTTCAAGGTACGGAAATGCGGAAACGCTTCTTGACGGTTACATATCGACAGGGCGTTTCTGTATGTTCCTTAAAGAATTTGAAAATTTATGCACAGAAGAGCGTGCTTGGGATGTGTGGAAGCATAAAATAAACGGTAAATCGTTCGCTGAGTTTTACAGTCAGATTAAAAAGGATGAAAAGCCGGAAGCGAACGCCGAAGAAATCAACAGGGAAGATGTGAAAAGTACTGTTTGTCAGAGCTTAGACATCTTATCGGGGTTTAATCCGTATGAGGAGGTGAGTTAATGGAGCTTTTTAGACTGTTTGGAAAAATAGCGGTGGATAATTCAGAAGCTAATAGAGCGATTGAGGATACAACTAAAAAGTCAAAAGGAATCGGTGACGGCTTCAAAGAAAGCAAAATTTCGATTGGGAAAAGTCTTAATGAAATTGCTGCTGAAAGCGGGAAAAATATAAACGAACTAAAATCTGATATCATGAAACTTGCGAGTGAATACAAAAAGCAAGGAATGGATGCCAGTACGGCAACAAAAAAAGCGTATGCCGATTTTGGCTATACGGCAAAGCAAACACATAAAAATGTTGAAGCCGAGGTTAAAGATACTGTTGAGAAAATAGACGAAGCATTAGGCGAATCATCAAAAACCTTTAACGACACTTCACAAAAAGTAGCGGATACTCTTAGTGATACAGCAGGAAAAGCTGAACATTCCGAAAGCCGCATGACTTCCGCATTTAAAAAAATCGGCGCGGCGGTTGCCACTTATCTTGCCGCTGACAAAATAAAAGAGTTCGGTCAAGCGTGCGTGGATATGTCTGCGGAGGTATCGGCAGAACAGTCGGCATTCGAGCAAATAATGGGTGATTATTCCGATACGGCGCAGGAAAAGGTAAACGAAATCGCCGACGCTACAGGGATGGTGAATACCCGTCTCACGCCGTACATGACTTCAATGACGGCTAAATTTAAAGGTTTGGGCTATGACATAGGGGACGCTACGGACTATGCGAAGCAGGGGCTTAATATTGCAGCCGACGCGGCCGCATTTTGGGATAAATCCTTAGACGATTCCATGTCCGCGCTTAACAGCTTTGTTAACGGCTCATATGAAGGCGGCGAGGCTATAGGGCTGTTTGCCAATGATACGCAGATGGCCGCGTATGCTGTTAAAGAAGGGCTGGTAAGCGAAGCGAAGGAATGGTCTAAGCTTGAAGAGAAAATAAAGCAGGCCACAAGGCTTGAATATGCCGAGAAAATGCAGAAGGCTTCCGGAGCGGTAGGACAGGCGGCTAAGGAATCAAAGCAATACGCAAACGTACAGGCCAATTTAAATGAAAAATGGAGGCAGTTCAAAGCGCAGATAGGGGAGCCCATTCTACAGAATATTGTACTGCCTGCTATGGATAAGCTAAGCGGTTTCATTACAAATAAGCTTTCACCCGGATTTGATAATCTGAAAAAGAAAGTCGCTGAAAATAAAGACCGGCTTATAGCTTTGAAAGATAGGTTTGTTGATTGCGGAAAGTATCTTATAAATACCTTTTCGCCAGCATTTTCCAGTTTGAAAAAGTTATTTATTACGGTTAAGGACGCGATAAAGCCGATAATTGAAAGGTTTTTAGACTTTTCGGAATCGGGAGAATCCGCGACTAAATCTACAAATTTGTTAAAAGAATCTGTGGAATTCGTTTCTGAGGCTATTAAAACTGCCAGCGATATTGTGTCGGATTTTATAAAATGGCTATCCGGCGGAAGCGCAGAGGCGGAGGCATTTAAAAGCTTTATAATCGGCGTTTCTACTGCATTTGTAACCTATAAAGGCGTTATGCTTGCTACTAATACGGTAATGGATAAAGGCAAAAAGGCAGTAGACGCTTATAGAAAAGCGCAGCAATTATTAAATACGACAAACCCTTTTGGATGGGCGGTAATCGCTATTTCCACTCTTGTAGGTTTAGAAACCAGTCTACGTAAATTACCTACTCCAACTGAAAAAATAGTTGCTGAGTTTTCAAAGCTTTCAGAGGAAGAGCAGGCTTTGGTTGACGAAACAAAGGAACTTAAAGCTCGTTACGAAGATTTGTCGGAAGCTTTTGATTCAGCTATGGGCGATAACCAAGCCGAATTTGATTACTATAAAGACCTTTCAGAGGAACTGGATAACATAGTTGACAAAAACGGAAAAATCAAGGAAGGGTACGAAGACAGAGCGGCAGTTATAACAGGCGAGTTATCTGAAGCCCTCGGAATAGAGATTGAAACCACAGACGGCGTTATCCAAAAATACACAGAGCTACATGACAATATCGAAAAGGTCATTGCAATTAAGGAAGCGGAAGCGGCGCTTGATTCAGGAAGAGAATCCTATATGGAAGCCCAACAAGAGTTAAATTCGGCATATGAGACAATGATAGATAACGAATTGAAGCTTCAGGAAGTAACTGGTCAATTGATAGCGGTAGAATCGGCGAAAAAAGATTTGACGCGGATGTCAAGTGATGAAATACGGCGCGCATACGGAGAATCAGCGGATTATGCTTCTGTAACCGCCGATCTTGACGCAAAAATCAAAGGGCTTACTGAAAAGCAGGGGAAATATACGAGCGCACTGAATGATAGCGAGGACGCTTATTCAGGGCTAAAAAGTACTGTCGATAATTATAAAGGGCTACAATCTGCCGCCGCAAGAGGCGAAGTAGATGAGGTAAACAAAGCTCTTGACGACTTGTATCAGGGATTCATCACTTGCGAAACAGGAACTGAACGAAGCTTACAAAATCAGCTTGATAACTACAAAAATTACTATGAAAAGCTTAAAACGGCGCAGGACAAAGGAAATAAAAATGTTACAGACAGCATGGTTAAGGACGCCAAAGAAAGGTATACCAGGGCAGAAACTGAATATGACAAATTTATTACAATGTCCGGCGAAAAAGGGAGCAAGTCCGGCTGGAAATTTGCGGCCAGTTTAAAGGAAATGGCGGCTGAAACAGAAAAAAGCGGTAAGGAATTAGCTCAATCCGGGTTAAACGGAGTAAAATCAGTTGACTTTGGTCCGGCGGGAACAGAAGCGGGCAATCAATTCGGACTTAGTCTGAAAAATGTTTTTAATGATACCGTAGGCTCAATAATGGAAAAAATAAACAGTATTAACATTTCGAATATACCGGGGGCTGTAAAATTAAATGTTAATATACCTAAATTTACTACGCTTGCTACGGGCGGAATAGTAGACCGAGCGACTATTGCACAAATAGGAGAGGACGGTCCCGAAGCGGTTGTTCCGCTGAAAAACAACACAGAATGGATTGATCGTGTTGCACATAAAGTAGCTGAAGCTATGGGTAACGGCGGTACGACAGTAAATTATATCTTTGAAAACGTAAGCATAAACAGCGATGAAGATATAGAAGAGTATGCATATAAGCTTGAGGCAATGCGGCAGAAAGCCGCTTTAGCTATAGGAGGCGTTTAATATTGAGTTATTTTATATTTAAAGGCGTTGACAGCCGTACTTTAGGCGTAACTTCAAAATCTGCAATCCCTCCGATTGCAGAGCGCGCTTTTAAAACCACGGAAATACCGGGCAGAGCGGAGCCTCTGAACAGGCTTGACGTTATGCGTAAAAACATAACGCTGCCTATTACGTTGAGCATTGTTGATATGAGTAAGCTTTCAGAAATAAACGCGTGGCTTCAAGGCAAAGGGGATTTAATTTTAAGCGACGATTTATCCAAAAAATATCGCGCGTATATTAATCAGGCAATATCGCCCGCCCGTTTATTAAAGCTTTATGGCAGCATACCGATTATATTTACAGTTGAGCCTTTCCGATATTCCGTCACAAACCCGTTTGTATCAACGCCTATGGGAATGGACGACGATACGCTTACAGGCTCGATGACGATAATAAACAACGGTACCGCTGAAAGCGAGCCTAAATGGTATTTCAGCTTTGCGGGAAAGCTCAGGGTTACGGTCAACGGCAGCGAAAACCCTCTTGTTATTACAACGCCCGGAGAATATACCGGTGAATATGAGGCCGACGTTTCAGGCGGTACGGCTAAGTATTACTACGATTACAAGCAGCAGAATATCTATGTTGACGTTTCGTCAAGGCTTGCGTATATGTTTTCAGGCAGTAAAAAACTTGTGGTAGTAAACCAGACTGCGGGAATATTCCCCGCGCTGAAACCCGGAGAGAACAGCATAGTCGTTGAGCTGGTCCAGGAGGAGTGGGAGCACGACGGAAGAATATACAAGTCTCATAACCAAAAGCTCCAGTATTTGGGTTACAACAAAAATGAGAGGTGGTATTGATGTATGACTACATAAGCGTGTTTGCGCCCGATGAAACCGATTTTTCTCACAACGGCTTGCGTATACTTGTGCCTACCTCTTGTGAGATTACAGAGGTTTTAAACGGCGAATACTCATTAACAATAACACACCCGCACGATGAGTGGGGTAACTGGAAATATATCCGAGAAAACTATATTATAAAGGCGCAGGGACAGCTTTTCAGAATATACCGGAAATCGCTTTCAATGTCGGCGGACGGAAATTACGAGGTCAAAGCGGACGCTATGCACATCTTCTACGACCTTAATTATTACTTTATCCGTGACACCCGCCCTATGATGCAGACAGGCAGTGACGCACTCAACTGGATTGTTACTCACACATATACCGACAGAGGAAGCAGTACGGCGGAACAGCCTGCCGAACGCTTTCTGTTTTCAACGGACATAAAGCCCTCCGGAGAGTTTCCGTCCGCCGACGATTTAAAAACGGCTTATTATGAAAAAATGTCGGTTACCAAAGCGTTGATCGGAGCGGATAACTGCTTTATAACCGTTTGGGGCGGAGAGCTTTTAAGGGATAACTTCAATGTTGTAATTAACAGGCGGAGGGGCGAGGATAACGCCTTTTCCATACGATACGGCTTTGACATGACGGAAATTCAACAGGAGGTCGATTATTCGAATTACTGTTCCACAATCTACTACGAAGCGACTATTTATAACGAAAGCATTGTGAACAATGAAAAACAGAGGAATGAAACGGTACTGACGGGTACGGCTTCGCTTAATACTCTTGATATGGCTGTCCTTCCAGTTCCGCCTATGCAGTTTTACAGCTTTGAAATCAATATTAAAGATATAAAGCGCATTGTTAAAGGTACTGTAAAAAAAATAACCGATCTTCCGGTTGAAGGCAACAGCATGGGCGATATTTATTATGTTGAAAAACTCGCAGACGGCACAGGCGCATATTATGTGTGGGCAAACACATCGCTTTCAGAATCGCCCCAGTGGACATTAAGCGAAATTCCTACGATAGCGGAAATGAAAACCGCCTGCGAGGAACGCGCAAAGGAATATATGCTCATCAACTGCCAGCCGAGTATAAATTACCGAGTAAGCTTTGCCGACCTTAAAAACTATGATTTATATAAAAGCTTTATAGGCTTGCAGGAATGTAATTTAGGAGATATAGGGACGGTTTATCATGAGCTGTTAGGAATAAACACAACGCAGCAGATCGTCAAGAAAACAATCGACGGCATAACGGGCGAAGCTATCGGTATAGAGCTTGGCTCTCTGCGTAAGTCCTTTACCAGCGACGGCAGAATAAACGGCGGTATAAATTCAGTACAGTCCGAGCTGATAAAAAATGAAATAGCCGCTGAAAACACATGGGAGAATCTCGGTAATTTAGGCTATGAAATGCAGGACTTAAACCTTTCATGGACTGAGCTGACGGGAAATCCAATTGTAGGAGGCGTTGACTAATGCCGCTTGTTAATATACCGGCTAATCGAAACGTAGGAGCTTGTGTCGGAGACATAAACGCCAACTTTAAATACCTTGACCGAGAAAGCAAGGATAAAAGCGGAGAATATACGCAAGATACTCAAGCAAAGGTCTGGGTGATACTTCACAGCTTAAACAAAAAGCCGTCGGTTACAGTCATAGACGATACCGGGGCGGTTGTTCTCTGCGATATAGAGTATACGAATGAAAACACCGTCACCCTTCGGTTTTCCGAGCCTACGGCGGGAACGGTTTATTTAAATTAACGCTTGACATATTTTATGAAAAATTGTATAATAATAAAAAAGGGCATACCGATAGACGGTCGCTCCCATAATGCTGAGTTATAAAAATAACCGCCTATGTGAGAGTATGGCGGTTATTTCCTTTTATTATGAAACACAGTATAAATTAACGCTGTGTATGTAGTCAGAAAGGCCGCAAACTGAAGCAGTTCGCTCCATGACACATAATTCATAATTATCACTCCCTTCCGGGAGCAGGATTGACCGCCTACCGTTTCAGGTATGCCTTAATACAAATTATACAATAATATGTCATAAAAGTCAATATTTTACAAAGCGTTCCGTAAGGGGCGCATTTTTTATGTCCAAATTTAAGAAAAGAGGTTTTATTATGAGTGTAAAAGCAAAAACTGGAATTGATTTATGTAACAATCAGCTGCTGAACGCGGTACTGGAAAACAAGGCGATGTCGTCCGCTCCGGATTCTCCCGTTGCGGGAAGCTTTTTCTGGGACACAACAAACAACTGCCTTAAAATTTACAACGGTTCCGACTGGATAAATTACAACCCGCTTGACGCCTTTGAATTTTCAAGTACTTCAAGCGGAGTTTTAACCGTATTGAAAAAGAAAAACAGCAGCCTTTCGCCGTCCGTTCAGAGTATTAAAGTAATTGATCCGAATGCGTTCGAAGAGGCGGGAGCGGCCGCCCAGGCTTACGCAAGCGCAAGATCGTATACGGACGCAAAGGTTTCCGCACTGCTTGGCGGCGCGCCGTCGGAGGCTCTCGACACCATATTCGAGCTTGCGCAGGCTGTGGAGGATAACAAGGACCTTATAGAAAGCCTACAGTCTCTTGTTACAAACGGAGTACACAAGGCTAAAATACTATGCCCTGCTCTTACGCCTGCAGGCGGCGTATGTACTTGGGCGTGCAATCACGGTTTATCGCTTGCTGGAAACGATACCGCCGTACTATGCGACGTGTATACGTCAAGCGGCGAAAAGGTGATGTGCGATATCACGATAAACAGCAGATCAAACGTAATAATCAAAATATCAAGCGACACTACAATAACGGCGGGCTCTTATTACGCTGTCGTCGTAGGATAAGGAGGAGCTTATGAAAAATCTTTCCCCGATAAATGAAAGTAAAGACGTTGTAACCAAGGAGTATGTTGATAACAAGAACTTTGCCGGCAGTACAACGCCGGGCGGGGCGGCTGCGAGCGCAGAAAAACTTACAAAAAGTGTAGGCTCACCGACAGTTCCAATTTATCTTGATAATGGCGTGCCTATGGTAAGCAAGTATACTTTAGGCAGTATGGCGGCTAAGAATGCAGATGATTATTCCAAGGCAAATCATACCCATGATTATCTGCCTCTAAGCGGCGGAACTATGGAACCGGATTCAGAGATAGTCATACCCTACGGGACGACGGGAAGAGCCGCGGGACTTGGAAGAAACGGAATGAGGGTATATACCACAAGCAACGGTTCGGCATGGGCTTCGGGAGTGAGCTTTTATAAGACCGATAAGGAAACCTCGCTCGGAGCAATAGGAGCATACGGACGCACCGACACCCTGGAGTATTACTATATAGGCAGTTATCAGAATCCGGTGGTAAAGATAACGCCCGACGGAAAAATAACTACGGCGGCAGGCGGCAATCTTCTGTATTCCGGCTCTATATCTACGGCGGGAGAGTCCGTAACAATACAGGGGCTTGCCGACTATTCGATAGTGCTTCTACAGACATACGGCGTCGGAGCCAATGGACTGAGCTGCGGTATAACAACTCTTATCCCGATAGCCTACATAAGTAAAGGGAACAGTATTCGGCTTTACGGCGGAATCCCTTCCTCTTCGTATATTACATCAAGCGGTCCGCAGGCCGCTAAGGATATGGGAGGCTATATAACGGCTTCTATGACTTCCGATTCCCCATCAATCCTTACGCTTGAGCAGTCGGTTGGAATTATAGGAAATATACAGATATATTCAATTATTTAAAGGAGGATTTTTTATGCAGATCAGAAAAGATGAAAACGGAAACATAATACAGGTAGCAAGCATGGGAGGCATACCGGACGGTACGGAGCTTGATTTATCTGATTACCGGATGGACGAAAACGGCAATCTTTTACTTGATACCGAAAAGATTCAGGCAAAGCAGAACGCCGCGAGAGCAGAGGAAATTAAGATAAGGCTTGAAGAGATTGACGGCGAATCAGTCAGACCGCTGAGAGCCGCCGTTACCGGAACAGCCGACGATTACGATGTTAAAAAGCTTAAAGAGCTTGAAGCGGAGGCGGAGGAATTAAGAGAGGAATTAAGGGGGCTAATCTAATGAACGATAAGATAAAATACATACTTTCCGTTATCGGAGGGTTTATAGCGACGGCCACAAAGCAATACGGGCTTATACTTCTTTTTGTGGTGATAGGAATAGTATTCGATTTTGTTACGGGACTGGTCAAAAGCAAAATAACGGGCGTTCCCTGGTCAAGTAAAAGAGGCTTTATCGGCTTCTGGAAAAAGATATCGCTTCTCGCGGCGTTGTTTTTCGGGGTATTTCTGGACTACTTCATACCCATGTCTCTTGAAAAAATAGTATCTGTCGAAGTACCCTTTGCTTTGCCCTTCGGTTTAATCATCGGAAGCTACATAGTGCTTAACGAATGCATATCTATATGCGAGAATCTCTACGAATGCAACCCGGATATTATTCCGAAATGGATAGCTAATTTATTAAAGAACGCTAAAGGGAAAATAAATGAGGATAAAAACGGCCAAGACGGTTGACACATACGGTTAATTGTTGTATAATAATAAAAAAGGGGCATACCGATAGACGGTCGCTCCCAATAAGTAAGTTAAGTAAATAACCGTCTTAGTTTGGTAGCTGAGGGCGGTTATTTCCTTTTATTATGAAACACAGTATAAATTAACGCTGTATATGTAGTCAGAAAGGCTGCAAACTGAAGCAGTTCGCTCCATGACACATAATTCATAATTATCACTCCCTTCCGGGAGCAGGATTGACCGCCTACCGTTTCAGGTATGCCTTGATACAAATTATACAATATTATGTCATAAAAGTCAATATTTTACAAAGCGTTCTGTAAGGAGCGCATTTTTTATGTCCAAATTTAAGAAAAGAGGTTTTATTATGAGTAAAAAAGTATTTATAGGAGTAGGACACGGTGGTAAGGATCCAGGAGCAAACTCCGATTATATGACAGAAAAAGAATATAACTTAAAGACCGCTAAGCTTGTAGCGCAGTATCTCAAAGAGGCGGGAGTGGAATATAAGCTGTCGAGAACTGCGGATGTAGATACCGATATGGACAGCAAGGTTGCAATGTGCAACGCGTACAATCCCGATCTTGTAATAGACGTTCATTACAACGCGGGAGGCGGAACGGGCTTTGAGGTATATTACAGCCATGTAGGCGGTACTTCAAAAACGCTTGCCGAAAACATCAATACTGAAATGAAAAAGCTTATGAAAAGCAGAGGAGTAAAGACAAAGCTTAATTCTATCGGAAGGGATTACTTTGCAATAATCAGGCTGACCGACGCGCCTGCCGTTTTGCTGGAGGGCGGATTTGTAGATACGAAATCGGACGCAGACTATATCAAGGCAAATTACAGTAAGATAGCGAGAGCTTATGCGGACGGTATTCTGAAAACTCTGGGAATAACGGTTAAGACTGACAGTGTTTCGTCTGCTAAGCCTGTACTGGACAAAACGGGCTACAAGAAGGGCGACAGCACTATCGGCGTGCTTTCCCTTAAAGAGCTGCTGCTCCTTGCGAAAAAGGCCGGAATAAATAAGTACGGAATGGATAAAAACATATGGTTTGGAGACGGAACTCTGAACGCAGTGAATTATCTATTAGGGCAATGGGGTTATAAACAAAACGGGATTGCCGGACAGAATTTTATAAAAAGACTGCATACGGAGCTTGAAAAGAAGATGTAATAAGTTAAATCCCCTCGGACTTAATTGTCTGAGGGGATTTTTTTATACTTTGGAAATATCTATATTTTTCTTTGAAGAACTAGGGGTTTTATACTTTGTAATACTAGTTTTTCTTTGCGAAAAATATAGTATTCTTTCTTGAAAATACGTGTCATCTTCCCATCCGCATTCATCACAAATATAAGCTCCGAAATAAGAATTAAATCCTATTACTTTTCCACATTTAGGACATACTTTCATTGTAATACCTCCATTAACCTAAAACATCCATTATAAGTAACGCCGTCAAAAGGTATTTGAGTTACCTTATGTTTAGCTAAAATATTCTTTGCTAAATTCCTGCGTACTTACAAATTTTTCAATTAATGATAATCCTGCTTCAAAATCGAATATATTATCGGAAGACTTTTTTAATATATCTATACAAGTTTTTACATTTGCATTATATTCCTCATTGCCATTAAAATCCTGAGAATATATAATTATAGTTTTTAAGTTTTTAGGTGTATTTTCGCAATTCCATGCCCAGGCTTTTATATCATTCATCATATGATTGATGGATTTATTTTTAAAGTTAAAAAACTTGATTCCATAATTATTAAAAATTATATCATACGTAATTTGATCTCCAAAGTTTCCCTTTATTTTTTTATTTTGTTTATATGATTTGTGACTAGATTCTAAGATTTTCTTTATCAACTGTTTTTGTTCCAGTTCAGATAATCTATTATTTTTTTCATAGTCATATTTTAAATATAATTTAGTAATATCATCTATGGTTTTAGCTAAATCAGTAAAAGCTATTTTAATGGGTTTACTAAAATGAAACTCATTCATATAATATTTTGTAAAATCATTAATGTTGAATTTTTTATCCTCGTTATATAGTGAAAGCTGTATATCATTTTTAATGGATGATATAAGAAATTTTAATGCGTTTATATCTAATTCATCATCAAAACTTTTAATTCTACTAAATTTTTTTATACTGTGAAATTCTTGAAAATTATCAGATGAGAATAAGACTCCTATGTTTACATGTTCTCCAGCCACTAAAATAGGGGTATATCTTAGTACGGAGTATTCCAGACATTTACTCATCTCAATCTCTTCCTTTCTTCTATAATCATGCTCACAGTTTCATCTATATGTTCAACTCTATATATTAAATATTTGATTAAATATTTAATATCCAACTCATCCACATATTTAATCCAAGATGATGGCAATGAACTTATTATATCATTTATTATTGATTCAGTCAACTTTAATTTGATTAAACGAGTAAATCTATGTGTATTTTCATTGTTAAAGTTTATAATTTCAAAAAGAGATTTATACGTATAATCGTTATATTCTAATATATCTGTATCTAAGTAATCAGAATTTTTCATTCCTTGTATAAATGTATTCTTATCCCAAATAGATTGATTTTTGAAAACATGGCTATGATCAATTGCTAACATTTTTATATCTTTTGATATAGTGATTAGAATATTACCTTCATGTCTATCTTTATTATATATTAAATGATCAAAAATTATTAATTTATTAAATTGTTCTTTATTTACCACTGATGATATTTTTGAAGGAGAAAAAGGCACAGCCTTATTTATAAATTTAGAATAAAAACATAAGCCATAATTACTGTCAGATACATTAATATTACTTGGTATTGAACATTCAGGTGTAAACTCACAAATTCCATAGCCAGGTGTATCAAGCCCTAATATTTCAGCTAATTTATACGAAATAAATTCATTTATTAATATTAAATTACCTTCTGGGTTATTTGGATATTTGAGAATAGCATAATCACCGTTACTAAGTACACAAAAAAATGGGGATGTTGCAGTGTTTTCAGAATAACATTTTATAACTTGTTTTACGATTAACATATTTGAAAATCCTCATATGGTAAAATGTGACATAATCTATTATAATATTACTATAAATTTACAAAAAAATCAATAGTTAATGAAAAAATAATAACACTCGTACTGATAAAATTTAGATAAATACGGAATTCAAGCTGCATCAATAGCATATAAAAAAAGCCGAGTCCAATAACGAACTCAGCAATCACCACTTTGTACAATCAAAAAAATTGTATCAGCAGTATATA